CTAACTGAGTTTGTTGTTTCATTATTCATCATCCGTATAGTTTTTCTCGAGGTCCATTATATTTTGGAGTGCGGAGTTGAGACCTCGAATCTTCCCCACCACCAGTTTGTAATCTGAAAAGTCCTTACAGCTACCACCCGCTATAAAATCGGAATGGCCGTTAACTTCTTCATTAATCTGTTTTTTGAGTACGCTAAATACTGTTTCGGCCATTACCTATTCCCCCTGTCTTTACGTGCGTTTTCTAGTAGTCTCGCTAGCTCTAAATCAATCTTGTTACCACTCTCACGGCGGTTAGCGGCGAATTCCGTCTGGTCTTTCTCAGCCTGCATCCGTAGTTCAGTTTCATCCAGTTCAAGTTCTTTAGCTTTGATACGGGCATCAATTTGGTCTTTAATTGACTTGCGTTGTTGCTCTGCCTGTTTAAGGGCTACGTCTGCTTGTGCTGTACCTGACTTACGTTGCTCTTCCGCCTGCTTAATCTGTAATTCTTGCTGTTGCATCTGCACCATTGGGTCTTGTTGTTTCTCCTGCGCTTGTTGCTGCGCCTGCATCTGCTGGTTCTGCTGGGTAAGCTGTTGACCGGCTTGCGCCTGAAGTTTAGACAACTCAACCTCGATGTTTTCAGGTAACGTCTCGCCGAGTGCTGGTAGTTTAACGCCTAGTTTTTCTTCTATCTTCTTACGATAACTGAACGCCAAGTGCTCGGCTATGTGGGCTTGTAGGGCCGCCATAATCTGCTGGGCTTGTGGGTTTTGTCCAATCATCTGCATCATCATCGGGTCTTGCATGAATGCTGTATGTGAAGCTAGGTGCGCTTCGTGGTCTTGGTATTGGAACGCTTTCATCGGAGTGCCAGTAATTGAATCCATGTTCTCACTAACTGGGTCTTTAGGCTTCGCGTCGTCCTCTGTTGGTACTAGTGTATCTGCGTTTTTAATCCCTAGTACTTCAATCATCTGCCTATGCAGTTGCGGTAAGTCATATATCTCTGGTGCTTGTGACGCCATCTGCAACACGGTCTGATACTGGACTACCCGCTGGGCCATAGTAGAACAGTTCGGGTCAGATACAGGTATAACATCAACCATCATATAGTCGTCTATACGTGCTGACATCTCGCCACGATGCGGTATATACTCATAGTCTTCTGGTGAGTTTTCTGCGATTATCCGTTTGAGTAATTTAAACTCTGACTTCATCGCAAAGTGAACACGAGACTGCACTGCCGCCATAGGTTTTAACACGCGCTCTAGGATTGCTAGAGTAGTACCTACTGGGGCGTTAGCTGACATGTCCGATATGTTCATATCACTAATAGCGCCTAACCTACGGCCCTCAGAAGTAATAGTCTGCATTAGTTGGAACAAAGTACCACTAGGCTCTTTGTAAGGTAGTGGCATAATGTTGTCACGTATACTGCCGCTCGGCACGTCCACGTCTTTCCACTCGCCCGGCTCAATAGGTGTATCATCACCTTTAATCCGCATACCTCGGGCTTTTAGTCCGCCCGGTAAGTTAGCCAGTGTGCCTGCGTCAACTAGCTGGCGTACAATAGATGTACCTGCGCGAGCATACCCGCCAACTATGTGAATTAGTCCCAACCCGTAAAACCCAAATCCCGGCACATATACGTAATGCACAAAGTGTTGGCGTTTTAGTTTAAGGTCGTCGCCTTCTTTCCAGTTACGACGTATCGCTAGTATCTCACCAGTGCCACGCTCAATAGTAACTACGTATGGGCGAGCTATACCGTCCTCGCCATCACCTATATCTTCTATGACAAGATCGGCATGTGCTTCAAATAGCGCAAACCGATTGTCCATGGTGAGCTCAAACCCACTTTCTTCTGCTTTCTTCTGTTCGACGTCAGTGTGGAACGGCTCGGGTTCACCTAACTCTATATCACGATAGAATCCGCTAGCTTGTAATTTCAACACCTCGTTCTGGGTTTTACGCATAACGTGGGTAACACGCTCAGCGGTCTCTATGTTAGACGCTCCATAAGGCACGATAACATCTTCTGCTGGTACGTATATAGCCACTTGGCGACCTAAGTTCGGGTCAAAATACACTTTCTTAAACGCGGAGCCTGATAGCCCTAACGCGTACAACATACGTTCATGCTCTGACCGATATTCGACCATGCGCTCAGTCAGCTGGTAGTTCATATCCGCCTTAACTCGCTGGGCGGCGTCCATCTTATCTTTAGTTTCTTCGCCTAGTATCTTTGCTTTTACGGGACCTGCTGCGGGGAACGTCTCACTCATGGTCTCCGCTTGAAACCGTATGGCTGCTTCCGCTAGTATAGGTGAGTGCACCCCACAGGCGCCTTCCCACGGCTGTGTGCGCTCTTCGTGTTTAAACCCTAGTATGTCAAGGCCTCTAACAAACGTCTCCGCCCACTCGCTACGGCTACTCATGTCGGACTCAATCTCTGCCATAAGGTCTGAGGATATTGTCGCCAGCTCACTGTCTTTCAGGTATTCTGCAATGTTGTCGCCAAACTCCATTAGCTCGGCATCAGGCACTTCAGCAACTAGCGTAACTTCTACAGAGCCATCTTCGAACTCCTCAACCGTCGGCATCTCTAGTTCGAGCTCTAACCCGATTACTTCGTCATCATCTGATAGACTATCTTCTAGTCCTTGTGGAGCTTCATATAAACTTTTTTCAATAGCCATCATTTTTCCCTAGTAGTATCCGCCGCGCTTTCGCTTAAACGTATTGTCTTCGTCTTCTTCGTCACTGGGGAGTCTTATAAACCCACCGTTCCTAAAGCGTGTAAGTGCCATGGTGGTAGCATCGACAATATCGTCGTGCGCCCCAAACGGAAACTCAGCCACTTCTTCGATTATTTCTTCCGCCCACCTAGCGTGTGGTAACCATACTAACCCAGACCGTACTATATCAGCAACTGAGTTAAGTCTGGCTAGTTTATCACCACTCCCCCTGTGAGGGGTAAATTCTTGTACTGGCAATCCCGTGCGTCTCATTTCCTGATACAGGGCAACGCCTGAGGATTTCTTCTCAACGATGAAACAGTCTGGGTCCCACTTCTTGTATAACTCGTACGCTAAGTCCTTTAACTCTGGGAACTCCATGCGCTTTTTAATCATGTCCAGACCAATTATGTCGCTCGAGTTGTTCTCCTCGTTGTTGAACACGCCCCATACAGTAAATACACTATAGTCATTCTTGTTCTTTAGTTCAGCCGCAGTATCTGCGGTTATTATAATATATTCAACTTCAGGCGGGTCTTCAGCTTCCCACTTCTTCCACCACTCGCGCTTAACAATCGAGCCTTCCTCGGCCGTGGGGTTTTGTTGGTACTGTGCGTTCCACTGGAACACGGGCATTGAGGCTTTCGTGCGTAGTAGTGCTTCTAAATCGAAAAACTCGGGCCATAGTGGTTTTTCGGTGACTATACCTGTTTTTTTATTAGTGGCGTCAATTATGGCGGGGAACTCTACAACCTCGTACTGGTCAGAGTTCGGATTTTTCGCCATGTCTCGTATGAGCTGGCCTGTTAAGTCAGACTTGTGCCATCGAGTAGCAATTACCGCTACGCGCCCGCCCGGCATTAGTCGCGTTCTTGCACCAAACGCAAACCACTCGTACGCTTTGTCGAACACATCAAAGTTGCCGTTTAGTACATCTTGCTCGGAATTGTGTGTTACTACATACCCTCTGCCTGCTAGGAACAGCCCATCCTCTCGTTCTACGGTAATACACTGGACCGAACCTTTAACACCTGTGTTCTCTATTTCTATGCTACGGCTACGTTTGTCCGCAGGGGTTCTGGTAAACCTCAATTTACGCGGCATCCTAGCGCAGTCGGCTACCCTAAACATCACACGGTGGTTTGTTTTAGCTGTTTTATATCTACCTCGCGTGTCCTCGTAACTACGTACTTGGCATCGTACACCTAGAGAGTGCAGTATTTCTTTCGCGGCTTCAACTAGTTTTAGGTTACAGTTGTAAAACCCAGCTTGCCCTGAGGGCATTACCGCGCCGTCGGTATCTACTAAACCTTGCAGTAGGGATAAGCGTTGCTCGACAGATGCTGTCAGGTATATTTCAGGTACGTGTTTGTTGTTAAGTACTCCAAGTGTCCTAAGCTGGACCATTAACCCATACACAGTAAACGTAAACCCATCTTTAGTTAAGGGGCTTAGTGTGTACCCTGCTTTTCTAAGCTCAGACATCATGTATTCTTGGTCTTCTGGGCAGGCAGTAATACGCCCTGACGAACTCGTGCCGTCCCCTAACCAAGCACCCAGCACCCACGGGTCAATCGGTAAATCTGCATGGGGGTACTCAACTGCTTGGTGTTTAGGTAATATCGGGCGGTTCGCTTTAGGCCAGTTGGCGATATACTCCGCAGTAAAGTTATATACTTTCGCTTTACTTAGGTTGGTGTCTGAGTTCACACCCCATAAATGTTGTGCGTCACAAAGTATCTCTTCGCCATCACTCGTTACCGCGCTATATAGCTCTCGGTCATGCCAAACTTCGGATTTACCTATTACTTTTGTAGGGTATCCATCAGGCCCGAATACTTCGTCCCCTACCTTTAAATTCTTGATTGGCACAAACCCGTTAGGGGTGGGTATCAGTGTGTTAATCTCTAGTGCGTGTGGGTCGTCAATAAGTAGTAAATCAGCACCACGACCAGCAATAGATGACCCGATTCCGCAGGCATAGAATATGCCCCCTAAGCTAGTATTCCACCTACCTGCTGACTTGTTATCCTTAGCGAGTGTAACTGTGGGGAATATCTCACGAAATACTGGCGAGTCCACTAAATTACGCACTTTACGGCCAAAATCTACTGCCAAATCGGTCGTGTGGGACACCATCATTACTTGTTTTGTCGGGTTTCTGCCAAGGAACCACGCAGGATATATGGTCGAAACTAGCATGGATTTACCATGTCTGGGTGGCATATTGACGCAAATACGGTCTTTTTTGCCTGATTCTAAGGCCATTAGCTGCTTAGCTAGAATCCTGTGGTGGCGCCCTATGATGTACTCGGGGAATGCTCGTACCGCAAAAGTAAGTAGGTCGTTG